TGTAGGACATTCTCCAGATGTACTTCAGGGTATTACCTTTGAGGTATCCCTTGAATGCCTCAGAGGACATACTGGCTTTGATAGCTTCAATACATTCGATTTCTCCTGAGTTGTAATGTTCAGGACTGTTGACTGCGTCCAATTCCGAGTGTGCCATGTTGGCGTATTTAGCTCTCATCTTGTCCCAGTCAACAGCAGTTGCGTCATTAATACTCATACTTCTTCCTTCATTATTTGAGTTTACTTGTAGGTGCCTTGGAGCAACCCAACCTAACGCTATTAGCTGCTCCTCTATTTTTTTCTCTTGGGCTTGAGCTGCTACTTCAAAATGTACAGCGTATTCAGCACTCATCTCCAAGTACCTCTCTGTGTCTAAGTAGTCTGTCCTCGAATGCCTCAATCAACTCTTCTCCATTAATCTCTAGAACTTCCAATATCATTATCTCATCGTGGTCACGGAGGAACTGCTCCTTGTATTCTTCATACGACATCTTTAGCTCCTACATATTCTAGTAACTTATCTATTGTCTTAACAGTATAGCACTTAAAGCCTTGCTTCTCGCACCACTGTCCCATTGTTAGTTTGCTTCCTTTACGTACTTTCTTAGTAGGGTCGGAGAGGACAAAGACTAACTCCCATTCTGGCATTGAATCTCGGATGGCGGTGTACTTTTGTGTGTCGCCTACCCTGAAGTATCCCTTAGCCTCGATTAGTATTGCCTTCTCTTCATGTACAAAGTCTGGTACGTACTTCCTATGTATCGTGTAAGGAAGCCTGTATGGCTCGTAAAGAAAGGTATCGTTTAACTTCTCATGTATCGCTGACTCTAAGCCTGACCTGAACTTTAACTTGCTCATTTTATTTTCAACTCCTGTACGTTCGGTTCCTTAACTACCTTACACAAATACTTAGGCTTGTATGAGTAGTTAAACAATCTTAGCTCCGGATAACAGTGCTTTTTGTATTGGCAGTAGGAGCAGCCTATTGCTAGTTCCAAGTTGCCTGACTTACCATCCGGCTTAGGTTGATGACAGTAGTAGTCAGGCTCTGGCTTTTTTACCATCTCCTTCAGGTGGTCAACTCTTTCAGTTATCGTACCGTCGAAGTCCATAGCAGCTTTAACCTTGGGGTCAGCCATGTCATACTTCAGGAACGTAAGGTGTCCGTTAGTCTTGTCCATAGCAAGCCAACCAATCTCCGTCTCTCCCTCTGAGTGGGCGTAGGCTTTAATCTGGTCAACGTAACCGAAGGGGTCGTCATGTAGCAGTTTACCTTCCTTAAACTTCTTAAAGCCGAAGGCACTGGCTGACTTAACGTCCGTAACTACTCCGTCTATCTTACAGTCCATCGAGCCTCGAATGCCGTTCACTTCGCACTTCTTCTGCTCGTCGGTAACTGTGTGTCCTGCCAAACGTGTGAGGAAGAGCAGCATCTCCTCAACTAGATGTCCGTACATAAACTTAACGTACGTGTGTGGCTCTATTTCCTCTTTGTCAGTACCTGCTACTACATTCCAAAGGTATCGGTCGGTGCGGCCTATGTTAGACAATCTAAGCGTACGTTTATCCTTCCGCTTCTCTCTGCCGAACTCAGTCCTCATAAGCTCCTTAACACCTTCCCCGAACTTCTCAATCTCTGCCTCTACGTCTACGCTTGGGTCAGCGTCCTTAGTCTCCATCATCCGGTAGATGTCTGCTACTACTGTATCAGTCGTTTTCATTGTCTAAGTCCTTGAACGCCTGTATCACATTCATATCAAACAGCTTCTTTAATGGAATCAGGTGCATCCTACTTGCGTTGTTATCACCACCTGACACTGAACGGAACTTGTTAGCTGCAATAATCTTCCTCAACACCGTTGTGTCAAAGACTAAGGTGCAATACTCTTCGTCCCCTACGCACAGGTTATGAAACCAGTAGTCAGACTCTGTAGCTTCAATGCCTGAAGGCTTGCCCCACGACTGGTACTCGATGCAGATGTTACCAGTCTTCTGCCACATATCCTTCTCTGACTTAACCTCAATCTTCTTGTCAGTAAGCATTTCTTTAATCTTGTCTTCCCTGACCTCGCCGTATGCTAAGTCAATGTCGAACTTCTTTCTATCCGCTTTGCTAGGCTTCATACTAACTCCCTGAAGTTACGAAGACAACTAAACCCGCGATTGCAAGGCCGAAGACTATACTGGCCCAAGGAAACTGCTCAAGTTCTTGTACTTCGGCTGCTTTCTGCTCTACCAAACCCATTGCCATGATAACTGCTTGTAGTCCATGCTGCTTGTACATTTCGTGATAAGGATGATTAACATTACCCACTCTAATCTGCTTACCGTTTACTGTTAGTCGCGTTCTGTCTTCTAAGTGTCTATTGTATGCCATTGTCTTTAGTCTCTGTATTAGTGAGTTTCTGACCAGTTGTTGCCAATTTGATACTCTCCTGCGAGAGGGCAGTTAAGTTTGTAGTGCAATCCTGCGGCTTCAATACTAGCCGTTGCCAGTCTGCCAAACCTCTCTGCGTCCTTAGTTGCGACCTCCGTTTGGATTTCATCGTGGATATTTCCTATTATCTTATAATCAATCTTATGTAGTGTGGCGTACTCATCTAGAATGCACAGTGCTTTTTTCATAATGATTGCACCTGCTGATTGTAGTAGTGAGTTCAAAGCTGCGTGTTCTGACCGTATAGCGACCTTGCGCCTATCCAATCCAAAAACAAAGCCTCTTCCTGAAGCCACTCCAACTCGTTCTCGTAATGCTCCAAGAGCAGGCGTATTGCTGAGGAACTTTGCCTTAAGTCGTCTACCATCTCTTGCAGTTCCGCCGACGATACTTCCGATTTTTGCATCTCCTGCGCCGTACAGGAAAGCGTAGATAAAAGTCTTTGCCTGACTTCGAGTTTCAAGGCCCGCAGCCAACTGGTTTGCCGTGTGAATATCTCCCGTGAGAATTTCATTAGTGTAGTCCTTATCATTCATGTAGTGTGCAAGCATACGTAACTCTAAGCCGCTTGCGTCCATACCAACTAACTTATAACCATCAGGAACAACCCATACTGCTCGACACTCTTTACCGTAGGGCGAATAACCCGCCGGTACTTGTCCCATGTTTGGACTTGAATGTGTCATACGTCCTGTCACTGCTCCGTTGGCATTAACGTAACCGTGTACCCTGCCGTCATCCTTAACTGCGTCTAACCAACTCTGCACCTGTGCGATACGTTTCTGTACCATAAGGTACTCACCAATAAGCTCCGCTTCCGGTATACCCTTCACCTTCCTAAGAACGCTCTCATCAACGATTGGCTGTCCTTTCTCAGTAAAAGTCTCTGGTTTCCATCCGAAGTACTTTAGGTAACGCCCTATCTGTTGACGTGAGCCTAAGTTAAACTCTGGATAATCCAGTCTGCTAAATGGCGCTACTGCTATCCCCCACTGGTCACCTAAGAACTTTAAGCCTACTACTGAGTAAGTTCCGTCCTTCTTAACCTTAGGTGTTATCTCCTTAACGAACGTCGGCAGTGGTTTGAACTTCTCATGTACCTTATCCTCTAAGTCGAACTTCTTTTCCTTCAGCTCTCCTAGTAGGTTAAAGGATGCTCTTTGGTTTAGAAGCCATCCGTTTTCAATCTGCTTGCTAATAATCCTTTGTACCTGACCTTCCAACATAACGCACTCAGTTCCAAAATCCCTAAGGTCACGAAGTAATCTCTGGTACACCAGTTCATTAACCCGAACATCTTGCTTACAATACTCCACCATATCCTGTGAAAAATTAAGCCAATCACTGTGTTCTCCTTTCGGTTGTTGTAACAACTGACCCCAATTCTCCAAACTATGACCGCCTAACCGTGAGGGTTCTGCTAGTCTGGACATGACTAATGTGTCAGTAACTTTGCATTTACTAAAGTCTACCTTTAATAGTCTCTCCAACACCGGTATGTCGTAACCAATGATGTTGTGACCAATAACCTCTAGCTTGTCCTGCTCCTTAACCCAGTCCTTGAAGTTAGGTAGGGTATCCCCTGACCACTCAATGTACTCCTTAGCCTCTCTCTCGTAGGCTATAATGCACCAAACCGTATCAGGGTTTAGGCCGTTAGCTTCAATATCAAAGACTATCTGTTTCATTAAAACTCCGAGTTACCTTCAGTGGGGCAGGCTGTTTCAATCATACGGCCTGACTCTGCATCATAGTACAGGTAACAAGCGGCACCAGTGAGGCCAACAAACCTGTTCTTCATTACCCTAACACAAGTGGTATTTCTAGTATGTTCATCTACGTGTTGCTGATTACGCTCTAATCCTATAACCATGTCGCTTAACTGTGCAATGCTCTGGCTACCACGTAAATCTGATAGGCTAATCTTACCGCCGTCCTCGTGTGCTATGCCTGACGAACGCTTTAGGTGTGAGATTAAGAACATACCAACACCAGTTTCTTGAACTATCGAACGCAAGTTAGTCATAATACGGTCAATGGCTTTACGCTCGTCACCGTTCTCCTGACTAGATACCACGATACTTAAATGGTCGAGTATAATCCATTTACAGTCTAAGCCTTTAGCCATGTAACGTATGCGGGACATTAAGTGGTCTTCCTGCGCACTACCAAAGTGGTCGAGTAAGTGTATCCTATCTAACCCAAAAGTACGTAACCAGTAACCATACTCTTCTTCCTCTGTAACGGTGGCTGCTACGTCTGGCTTATGTAGTAGCTTGTTAGCTTCAACAGACATAATACCTACAGTGGTTTTAGGGATGTCCTCCTCTAACGCTAGGATGCCTATTTTGTCCTCGGTGTTCATAAGTAGGTAATGCTGTAGCTCTCTCATTATCTGAGACTTACCCATACCAGAACCTGAAGTGAAGGTAACTAGCTCTTTCCGTCTGAATCCGTAGGTAAAATCATTCAGACA